TCAGCTAATCAGGCGCTCGCTGGCCTGGGCGATGGCGTCGTCCTCTTCCTCGTCACGCCAGAGATGGCCGTAGGTGTCCATCGTCATCTTCAGCGTGGCGTGTCCGACCAGTTCCTGAACCTTCTTCGGCTTGGGCTGCGGCGTCTGCGCGAGCCAGAGGCTGACGGCGACGTGGCGCAGGACATGGGGCTTGAACTCCGCAACCGGGCGGTTCTTGCCCTTGCTGTCGGGCAGCATCATCACCAGCCCCGCCGCGCGCATCAGCGGCATCCAGCAGTCGCGGATGAAGTCCTCGTAGCCCCACACGCCCTCGCCGGTCTTCGGGTTCGGGAACAGACGGCCAGGCATCAGCCGCCGCTCGCGCCGTCCGTCGACATGGTTGAAGTGGCCGACCGGCCCGCGCTTCAGGCGCCAGGCGCGCACGGCAAGGGCTGTCGTCTGCCCGATCGGCACGTCGCGTTGGCCCTTCTTCGTCTTCGGGGGATCCAGCGTCCGATGCGAGCGGTCGAGCCGCTCCTTCACGCGCAGCTTGCCGCCCGTCGTCCGAACAACTGCGGCGTCGTCGGCCATGCCGAGAGCCTCCGAGATCCGCAGCCCGCCGAACATGAGGATGCGCACCACGGCGCTGTCGCGTTCAGGGTTGGTGCTCTCGGTCGCGGCCTTAATAAGGGCGGCAAGCTGCTCCTTCGACGGCAGGGAGAAGGGCTCGCTATCGGCCTTTTCCCCATCACCCTCGACGGCGCAGGCCTGAGCCGGGTTCGCCAACAGCCAGCCGCGCCGGGCTCCAAACCGGCACCACGTCACTAGAGAGCGCCTGATCTGCCGTGCGAGGTTGATGGAGCCGCCGCTCTGGACGACCTCGTCAAGGAGGCTCTGTATGTCGGGCGACCGCAGGTTGGATAGCCGGGTGCGTCCGATCTTGTGGTCGCGGATATGGGTGTCGAGGATCGACTGATAGCCGTCCGCCGTCCCGGTGCGCCGGGCGCCCGCCCTGACGAGGCCGTGGAAGTTGGCGATGTGAGCTTCGGCCAGCTGCGTCACCGTCATGGTGGACGAGCCGCCGACCAGCCCGGCCGACACGCTGTCCAGCCACGCCTTCGCCTCGCCCTTCAGGTCGAAGTTCTTGGACTGTCGGACGCCGTCAGGGCCAGCCCAGGTCGCGCGCCAGCTGACCTTGACGCTACCGTCCTGGCGCGGCCGGTTCTTGATCTTGCGGACGTTAGCCATGTGGAGCCCCTGAGCGTGCCGCATACAGGCACGTCAGGCCGCCGATGTCATCCGTCACGCGACGCGCACGTTCGTGGCTAGGGTCTCGTCAGCCTCCAGCCAAGCGTCCAGTTCGTCCGGGAAGGCGTAGAGGCCGATCCCGTCGCGTTTGCGGATCGGGCAGGACCAGCCCTTCTCCCGCGCGTGATAGACCCATCGCTCGGGCCGGCCGAGATATTTGGCGATGTCGGCGGCGCCCTCTAGTCGGACCCGGCGGGTCGGCGTGCTGTCGTTCGCGGCGCTCATTCGTCACCTCTGCGGTCGTCGGAGGCCCTGTCGATCACAAGCAAGACCAGAGGAAGAACTGGCCAGGCAAAACAGAACAGGCTGATCACCACGCCTCGTTCTGTTTTTTGCTCGTCACGCCCCAAGTATCGGTTGTGCAGATGCAAGCCCCGCAACAGGCAGGCCATCATGCCAGCGGTGTACACGGCGAGAAGCAATCCGATTGTGAATGCAGCGCTCATCGTCCCTCTCCATCAGGGGGTGTGGTGGGGGTGCGGGGTCCACGTGCCATCGCCATGAACTGAGCGAAGGGCGCTTTGTCCGCCGCTTCCTCCAAGGCGTAGCGCTCAGCCCCGGAGATCATCGTGTCGATGGTCTCGGCGTTGCCGTTCGCTGCAATGGCGACGGTGAAGCCCAGACCGCGAGCCAACCCTTCGATCATGTCGCCCATGCGCTCGTGACGGTCGGGGGCCTTGCTGGCGGCGGTCGCTTCTTTGGCGAGCATGGCGGACAGTCTGTCGTGGAAGTCGCTCATCCGCCCTCTCCCTGTGCCTTGGCTTTGAGATTAGGGGAGACTTCGCCTTCGGCTTCGTACCCGTGCTGGATGGGGGATCGGTTGGCGATCTCCAACAGCACGTCGGCATGGCAGGGCTGATCGAGGCGGCACCAGCAGGCAAGGTTCTTGCCGCGCAGCTGGCCTATGTCCTCCACGAATGGACGACGGCGAAGATCGCTCTCCGGCCCCATCCACCAGCGCTCAGCCCTATTGGCGCTGTTCCAGTCTCGGAAGCACTGGACCACGAAGGCTTGAGCGGTGTCGGGAGCCGCGTAGCCCGACTCCACAGCCGCAGAGATGGTGAAGGGGTTCCCCCAGCGACCAGGTCGAGCGACGCTCACGGTGTTCTCAGGCTTCCGCCATCCCTTCGCGCGGGAAAGCTGGATGCGACGGGGCGCTTCATCCGCGACAGGTATGGAGGCCTCTTGGCCGGAATGAACCATCACTCTCCAGCCTCCTTTGCTTGGTTAGGGGCGGATGGGAGGGGGAGTTGTCGAACCAAGCCGTGCGCATAGCCGTCGCTCCAGTTGCGATGAGCTCGACCGCATTGAGGGCCGTTCTGAGGATAGGGGTTTTTGTCGAGCTTGCGTCCGAGGCGGGCTTTGAGACCGGCAACAATCCCCTTGCGGAACGGTGACGACCGCATGGCTGAAACCGTCTGAATCTCCGACTTGAGCGCGCTATGGTCGGTCATTGGTCGAGACCATAGCGATACGGAACAGGCGGTGCGTCGTCAGGGCCGAGAAGTTCACCCGTATCTAGGTTCACCATCGGAGAGCCCTCAAGGCACGCGGCATGGCACGGCCCCAGGTCGATGTCCGTCAGGCACAGGTCGTCGTCTCCGATAGGATCAAGGCAGATGTCACATTTTCCAGCGTGGTCGGTCATTGGTCGGCTCCCTGGTTGGCGAGGAGGGTTCTGGCGGACGAGATGAACGCGTAGGCAGCACTGCCCTTTCGTCCGCAGCTTTCGCGCTGTGTCGCGCCGCACAGTTCGCAAGGCGCTGTCGTGTCACGCTGCGGACTCGCTCCGTCGATCCGGCATTCAGCGGCAGTCTGGTCGTGATCCTCCAACGCCTTCCGCAACTCGTCGCGCTGGCGCTCGGCTTGTTCTAGGCGGACAGCCCACTCTTGGAACCATCGCCACGCAGCGCCCAAAGCCTCCCCCGCCCCCTCGGCTGGGGCTTCATCATTTTCGCCGCTCACCGAAAATGATCCGACCGACCATTCGTGGTGCCACGCGAAGGCGCAGTAGGCGGCTACGTCGCGCGGGTCGCCCTTCTGAACGTGCTCGCCAAGCTGACGGATCAGGTCGTCGCGCCAGTCGTCACGCAACCATGCGTCGTCGTGACCATACTTGGCTTCGGCGGCTCGCAGCTTCTCTTTCAGCGCGACGGCGAACCGATCAACCAAATCGTCAACCGCAGAGGATGGGGCTTCATGGCGGGGGGTGAGGGCTGACGTATCGCTCCACTGATGATCTGTCGGCTTTGCTTCGGTCCAACCGACATTGTCGATATATGCCTGAGCGTCTGCCTCTCGCGAAAAACGAAGGGCTTTGAGGCTGTCGGTCGTCCAGCCCTGACCATCCTCGTCTAGATCAGCGTGAAGACCCCACCATTGCGCCTTAAAGGCTCCGCGCTTGCTATCGTACCCCTCTATCAGCCAGCCGGTCTCCGCCCCATCCCGCGCTGGGGCTTCCGGGGATAGGGCGGCGAGGTCTTGGATGATCCAGTTTGCGACCATGACGCTGCCAAGCCGGTCAGTGTTGCGCTCCATGTTCGCGATGAACCGAAGCGACTTCATAGCGGGGGCGGCTGACAATGCGGCTTGAGCCTTCGCCAGTTCAATCGACAGCCAGCGGATGCGCTCCTTCGCGGCGGTCTGCCAGACGATCAGGTCTAGGTCGTTCCGGTCCGCCATGAAGACGCGGTTCGCCAGTGCGAAGTCGGTCATGTCGGGACGTGAACGGGGCTGGCCGTCATACTGGCGGACGAACTCGGCCCATGCGGCGTCGTCATCGCAATGTCCGGGGCCGCGCATCGGCACGACGCTCTGGGGTGATGGGGTGTGTTCAGCGTCGCGGGTCATGCGCGGTTCTCCCGGCCGTCTTCTCGTCTCTGCTCTGCGCGAAGATCGTCGGCGTAAGCAGCCTCGCCAGCCTCAACAGCGACGGCCTCTGCCAGCATCTCGCGGGTGTGAACGTCAGTCGGTCCGTCGAGTTGATCGAGGATCATGGCGACCGTGACCGGGCCGTATTCAGCCGGTGGATTGCCGTCGATGCTCTCGACCTTTATGTCCTCGACCACATCGGGCGAGCCAGGGTCGTATTTGTATGGATCGGCCATGTATCCGGCGCCGGTCTCTGGCGAGCCCCATGCGACCGTGAACGAGACGGTCACATCCATCTCGCAGTAGTCGGCCTCTCCGTCCGTCCCGAACGACAGGCAGGTGCTGTAGGTGTAGCGGTTCATGCTGCGGACCTTTCGTCCTGGCGTTCAGGGGCGTTCATCATCCGAACAAGTCGGGTTGCGGCGGCGGAGCGGGCCGATAGGCGAACTGCGAGAGTTCGGAGCGCATGCGCTGCTTCCAGCGGGACAACGCCGTTTCCGAGCATGCGAAGTTCGTCCACCCGGGAGGCCACCCCATGAGCATCTCCACGAACCGCGGGTTCAACTTCCGGCCTGACGGCGAGGAGGTCTCGCCAGCCGTCGAGGTCGTTGGGTCGAGGCGGCCACAGAGTTCCGGAGTCTGACCATTCAGCAGCAGTTCCGTCGATCGACTGCCCGAGCGCGCCTTGCGGCCTCCCTGCACGTCCGCCACGGCCGGCGTCGCCCATTGCTCCGACAGGTCGCAAGCCTGGCCCGCCAGCACGATCCCGTGCGTCTTCCCGTGGCTGGGCGCCATCTTGGTCGTGCGGTTGCTGTTCTCGGAAGCCGTTGGTGTGGCCCAGCAGTGCGCCACGAAGTTCGGAAGCTGATCCAGGTGCAGTGAGCCCGACGACTTCGCCAGATGCTCGGCCGAGTTCGCGCCCTTGATGTCCCGCGCGGCCGGCGTCGGCCGCCCCGAGGATGAAGACCCGCTCGCGTTCATGAGGCGCGCCGACTTCCGCCGCTGAGAACAGTCCGCCCTCAACCGCGAAACCCAGGCGCTGTAGGTCTCGCCATACCCGCTCGCCGCCGGAGCGGAGTTCGGGATCGGACGAGGAGAGCATGCCAGGGACGTTCTCGATGAGGACGAACCACGCGCCGGACTGGACGACGATGCGCCTGGCTGCGGACCAGAGATCGCGAGCGTCAGCAGACCCGCGTCGCTTTCCGGCGACGGAGTGCGGCTGGCACGGTATGCCGCCAATGAGGCCGTCCACGCATCCACGCCAGCGTCGGCCGTTGAAGGTTCGGGCATCGCTCCAAACAGGCGCTGGAGCCAGAAGGCCTTCTTCCATCGCCGAAACCAGTCGCGCGGCGCCGAAGGCTTCCCTCTCGACCATGCAGACTGAGCGAGAACCTGGAACTGCCAGCTCGACGCCGAGATCGAGTCCGCCGCCTCCGGTGCAGATGCTGATGAAGTCGAGGCGTTCGGGACAAATAGCCATGTCACCCCTCGTCTCCGTCCCGGCGGTGGATGGGTTCGGCGTTGCGGGTCTCGCCTGCCGTAGCCTTGGCGATTGCGGCGCGGGCGGTTGTAAGAACCTGATCGTGGTAGGCGTGGCCCTCGTCCTTCACTTGCGAGAAAGTGGGGCGCATGGCCTCGATGGTGTTCACCGCATACTGCAGAGCCTCCAGCAGATCAGGCGCGGCGGCGATCAGGCGGGCGTTGGCTTCGCCGCGCAGATCAGCATTGAAGTGGTCAGAGCCGTTGCGGAACAACACAACGGCAACGGCCTCGCCCTCGTCGGGGCCGATGTCTTGCCAGCCGCCGATGCGTCCGCCGTCCGCCCATTCATGATCAACCGAGGACTCTGTTTCAATCTCGATCCAAGGCCCGGGCGTGTGGCCAGCAACAGAACCGCCGGGGGTCACGCTCTTTGCGCCGGAGTGAGGAACGGAGGTCATGCGGGGGCTCCCGTCAGAGGCGGCAGCTTGCTCGCAGGAAGGTCAGGCTCAGGCGCGTCCCGCCATTCCGTGATGCGCGTCTTCACATCATCCAGGCTGTCGGCGTTTTCGAGATCGTCCAGCAGATAGCCGACCGCATAGCGAGCCGAGCTCGCCGCCGAGATCGCCCCTTCAACGCGCGCGTCTTTCAGCTCGTAGTCGGAGAACTTGACGCTCTTGTCGTACTGCTTGGCGACCCAGAAATCGGGGTCCTGATTGGTCTGGTCGGCCTTGATCTGCGCCGCATCCAAGGCCTCGGCCTCGGTGGCGAAAAGGTCGGCCTCGCGATAGACCGAGCCGCTGCCGATGCCGGTCTCAAGGCACATGTAGCTGTTGCCCGCGTCGTAATCGTTGCCGGTCGCGGTGGACGCCTTGATCTGCCCGACTGTCAGCCGACGCGCGCTCGGCGCCATGACCGAATAGTCGAGGCTCAAGCTTCTATCGCTCTGGTAGCTGGCGGTGCAGCGCGGGCATGGCGCGTCGAACTCGGCGCCAGCTGGCGAAACGGCTTTCCACTTGCGACTGCCGAGGCAATCCGGGCAGCGGTGCTGCCGCTTCTCAGTGACCGTCGTGGCGTGCCAGACAGTATCGCCAATATCGAACTTGGTGATCAGGGTCGCCATCACGCTTCTCGCTGCTTGTTAGGGGTGGAGTCGTTGGCGTGGTGATCGTTGGCGGGACGCGTGGCCCACAGAACGATGACAGGCATGGCGGGGCGGCCCTGGTCGAAGGCGGCTTTCAGATCAGCGCAAAAGTCCGCCAAAGCATCGCCGAGACCTAGACGGTCCCAGAACTTGCGCTGGCCGTTGTCGCAGGCGTTCGGCAGGCCGGTGTGGTGCAGCGTGCAGAGCGGGACGCACCGGGCGTCATGGATGCGCTTTCCGGCGCCGCGCTCGCGCCAGCCCTTCCCGGCGATCCCCAGGTTCTGGTGGGCCGCCTCGATGGTGTTCTGCAGGCCGTGCGGGTTCGCTGGTCGCCCTTCAATCAGGCAGGCGATGCAGTCGGTGTCGACGTGCAGCCAGGCCAGATAGGCGGCGTCGGTCTGGCGGGGGTCGCGTTGCCTCTCCCCCGTCGGCTTCCAAGACCGCAGCTTCATGCCCGGCTTGAACGTCCGGCCGCGCGCCTTCTTCTGCTCGGCTTTCAGCGCGCGGATCTCGGCGTCTATCTCCCAGATGGGGCGGGTCATGCTCCGCGCCTCCGCTCAAGTTCGCGGCGGGCGTTCCATTTCAAATTCTCTTCCATCGAGGCCTGCGCCAGCATCCAGCTCAGGAAGCCCGCTTCGACATCGGCCCACGGCTGGCCGCGGAACTTGCCGATGGGACACGTCGGCATGAGCGGCGGCTCGCCCGTCCACTGGATCAGTTCAGCGACGGTCGCCTTCTGTAGGAGCCGGCAGAGGATGTGAGCGGTGACATAGGCGTCGGGCAGCGCACGGTGCGGCGGGTGGCGCCGGTCCTCGTCGATCTCGTTGTGCAGGCCCAGCCAATAGAGGAGCGTCTGGTTGGTGTGCGCCGGGGCCTCGGGCCAGATGCGCAGAGCGGCTTTGTAGGTGCAGATCCACTTCGCCGGGGTCGAGCCGTCCAGGGCGCGGAAGCCCGGTAGGAAGGCCTGCTCGAACTTGCTGTTGTGCGCGACGTAGACGTCGGCGGATCGACCGAACGCCCGGTTCTCCATCCAATCCTCAGCGGTGCGCGACTGGAAGAGAGGGCGATCCTTGATCTCCCACGGCAGGATGTGGTGGACGGCCATCACCTCGGGTGGGCAAGGCCGCTCACAGCCGAAAAGCGCCTGACCATAGGTATCGTCGTCGAGAAGCCAGTCGCCCCACTCGCCCTGGCGGACGTCTTGGAAGCCAAGCTCGATGATCTCGGCCGTCGGTGGCTCAAGGCCAGTCGTCTCCAGATCGACGACGCGGAGGATGCGCTCATAGGTCGTCATAACGCTCACCCCTCCTTCGCGGCTTGGAGGGCGGCTTCCAGCTCGCGCGCCTTCGCCATGTCCGTCGTCTTCAGGATGGCGAACTTGGCCAGCTCACGACGGTCGGTTTCCACAGCGGCGACCTGCTCCGGCTTCAGGAACGGCAGGTCGTCGATCAGCTTGTCTGCCCATGCGATGACGTCGACAGCCAGCGACTTCTCGTCATCGGCGCTGGCCTCGGGGCCGCTGGCTGTCGTTTCCCCTGCGTGGGGGGCATCGCCGGGGAAAGGGTCGCCCGCGTCTGACGGGGGGGATTCATCAGACGCGGGCTTATTCGACGCGGCGTCGGAGGGGGTCTCCGCGTCGAAATCTGGGATGGTGTCGTTGGGGTCGAGGCCGTGAACGGCGCTGAAGCCTTCGCGCGGCGTGTCGGACGGCGCCGACAGGCGAGCAGCAAGGTTAGGAGCTTCAGTCGGCACGCGGCGCACCGTGATCGGCTGGTAGTCCTGCACTTCCTCCGCGACGTGCATGCCGCGCAGGACATCAGCGGCGCCGTCGCGGGCCGCAAAGGCGCGGGCTCGCATTTGGAGCATGCGCTTCTGGTACTGCTGCCAAGGCCCCTGCTTGCCGAGCAGCCCGGCCTTCTTCGCATCACCGACCGAGAACGACCGCTCGATCTCGTCGCCATCCGGGCGGGTGATCCGACAGAACGCCTTGGTCGGCTCGTCCTCGTTGTCGAACCACTCCTTGATCTTGAAGCCGCGCGACCAGAGCAGCGCCGGCAGAGCATCGCCCCAGATGTTCGGCTTGCCGTTGATGACGGCGAACGACTGCATGGCCTGGAAGGGAGCGAAGCCGAGTTCGGCGCCCGCCATGATCGCGACCAGCACCTGTTCGGGCTTGTCCACGCCCTTGGGGGTCATGCCGGACGCCGCCATGGCGCTGGCCACGCGGAAGGCCTCGTCGAGCGACTGCGGGACCAAGGCGGAAACCTGACCGCCCGCCATAATCTGCGGGCGCGTTTGGGTGGTGACGGCGTTCATCAGGCGGCCTCGCTCAGGTCTTTCAGGGTTTTCAGGAGCCCGCGATTCCCCGTCGGGCGGTCTTCGCTGTCGATCTCCTCGACGAGCGCGAAATCGAGCATTCGGTTGGCAGCCACGATGCGGCCCCGCCGGGTTGGCGTCTGGACGATGCGACCAACCAATTCCTCGCCGTCCATCACGCCGCCTCAGTCTGGGGATGGTTGTCGTTGGCCTCGGCGGCGATCACCTCCAGGCGCTCGTCGATGCGCTTGGCGGCCCACGGCGGCAGAGTCAGATATTCGGCGTCGCGGCGAGACCCGCCCGGCCCCGGCCACTCACCGGTCGCGATGCACTCGGCGAACTGGTCGATGGCGCGGCGCAACTGCTGGCGGCCCCGGTCGAGGTCTTCGCCGGTCAGGACGGTGACGCGGACGCAGTGCGGCGGCGCCTTCTCGACCCAGACGAGGGCAAACTCTTCCATCGGGCGGCCGAGAACGGCTTCGGAGGCCATGCCAACCAAGGCGGCTTGCATGTGGTAGCCGAAGTCAGCGAGCGAGCGCTCCAGATCGTTGTCGGCTACGCTCACCGTGGTCTTGAGGTCGGCGAACAGGCCTGACGACGAAGGGATGTTGTCAGGCCGGCTCTTGAGCCACGCCCCGGTCTTTGCGTCTCTGAAGATCAGCGAGCGCTCTACGGCGCCGTCGAGGACGCCAGCTTTCACCAGGGGATGCGCGCCGAGCGAACGGGCCATGCCGGTGATCAGCTCCAGTTCGGCATCGGTGATGATGGTGAGGCCGGACTTGATCTGCTCGGCCTTCCACTCCTTGGCCTCGTTGGTCCGCCAGTCCTTCCACTTGGAGGGTCGAACGACGAACTCGGCGTCAAAGCCTTTGCGGCCCTGATACAGCAGGTGGTGCGCGGCCTTCCCGATGGAGAAGTGTGGACGTTCGCTCGGCTCTTGGGGCGCTGGGTTGTAGGGACTGGCGTGGAAGTAGTGGGCCGGCGACTGGCTCCAGATCGTGCGGAGTCCCGAGGACGACACAGACGGCGCCGCGCAGCAGTCGCCATGATAGACGGCCATGCTCAGATCATAGACGCCCGGCTCGCTGATCTTGCCCGACAGGGGCATGGGCAGGGGGTTGTGCAGGGTCAAAACGGGATCTCCTCAAACTCGGGCTGTGGGGTTTCCAGCGCCTGCAGCGCGGCGTTCAGTTCGCGCAGGGCGTCGCGGTCAGGGACGTGCGGACGTTCCCAGCTGTCTTTGGGGGAGTGGGCGGCGCGGAAGCCGTCGAACCAGAGCAGGCAGTCGGCGACGATGGCCTGGAACCGGCGCTGATCTCGCTCGATGACGGCGAACCGGCGCTTTGCCCTGGCCTCGTATTGGATGGCGTCGTCGATCATCCGCTTTGCGTTGGCCTCTGCGGCATCCGCTCGCACACCCATAAACCGGGCGCCGTCACTCCATGCCCGGCCTAGGTTTGCGTCCTCGGCGCTCAGCACCGGCGACATGATGATGAAGTGCTCGCCGGGGTTCTGGCGCGTCAGGCGATCAGCCTCGGCCGACGCTTGCTCGATACTGTCGTGGACGACCGTCGGCATGCCGCGCGCCGGGTTCCAGACCATGAAGCCTACGCGCATAGCCGGGCCTCCTGACGGGGCGGGATCGCGAAGCCCTGAACCGGCTTCGGACGAGGCCGATAGACCCGGCGCGTGGTGACGACGGTCTCGACTTCCAGCAGTTCGAGGTGGTCGTAGACGTGGGCGTTCTTGCGGACCCAGACGCGGCCGATCTCGATGTCGGAGAAGGTCTTCACGACCCGGCCGACGCGGTTCACGGCCTGATAGTCGGTGGAGGCTTCGCGGTTCATTGCTCGGGCTCCCGAGTGTGAATGAGGAAGGCGGCGCCTGCGACGAGCCAGACCATTGCGATCAGGGCGCCCACGGCGAGGGTGGATAGGGTCTCGGCCATCAGGCGCGCACCGTCGCGACTTTGCGGGCGGCATCGGCCATCTCCCGCTCCATCGCGCGCTTAGCGTTCACGGCGCCGTCGGCGTCGTCATGTTCCGAGATCGTCAGGAACGAGCCGTCGGTGTCGATGAAGGCGAGGCGATAGAGCTTCGCGATGCCGGGGCAGATGCGGAGTTCCATCACGCGGCAGCCTCCGACTTGAGGGTCGGCATGGCCTCAACAGCCTGTTCGATGGTGGCCAGCGAAGCTCGCAGCTTGGCGATCTCGCGGCGGCACTCGTCGGCGTAGGTCCCGGTTTCGTCGTGCCGGGCCAGGGCCAGATTGCTGGTCAGGCTGGCCACGTCATAGGCCAGTTGTAGGGATGCAGCCGTGGCCATGTAGGCGCTGGTGAATGACAAGGCGCTCATGCAGCTCTCCGCATCACAGCCCGAAGCGGCGCGCCCGGCGTCTCGAAGGAGAAGGCGGCGACCAGCTGTTCCATCCAGAACGGCCCGACCCAGCTCTCGACGACCGACTTGGCCGGCGCGGCGTGGATCATGCGGGCTTCAGCCAGACGGCGGCCCGGCAGCATTGACCAGGACAGGTCCCCGCCCGGCGCCGACATGATCGCGACGTGGAAGCCTTCCTTGGCTTGGAAAAGCAGCAGGTCGCCCGGCGCGGCGTGGCGGGCGCGGACCTCGGTCAGGCCCCACTGCGTCAGCGCCATGCGGGCTTCGGCTTCGGTCACACCGTCTTCACGGCGGACATCGATGCAGTCCCGCTCACACGCGAAGGCGGCGCAGGTCCGGGCCAGAGACCACGCGTCGTGCGCGCCCTCCCCGCCCTTGAACCTGTAGCCCATGCCGCGCGAGGCCAGCGCGAGGTCCAGCATCCGATAACGCTCGGTGCCTTCCTCAGGCGCTTCCCAGCCCTGCGTGTCGGCGAGGTTCTGAATGACGGTCTTGCCGGCCTTCTTCGCGACGACGCGGTCGAGGCCGACGATGACGGCGCCCAGCGCTTCCCCAATGGGGCGCAGGCCGTCTTGGTGACGAGCGAGGGCCATCAGCGGGCCCCCAGGATCAGCTGGCGCTGGGCTTCAACGCCAGCCTTCAGATCGCGGATCGCCTGTTCAAAGGCGGCCGTCTTCTGGGCAGTGGTTTCGGTCTTGAGTGACATGGTTCGTCTCCCGGTGATGGGAGAAAGTTTGCATATGCCGAACATGACCGCAAGAGAAAAGTTTGCATATGCCGAACCATGCGGACGTCATGATCGGACGCACCAGCCAGCAAGCCGGTTGACTCAACGTCGTTCGATGTGGCGGGTGGAGCGTTAACGTCTGGAGGGATGAGGCATGCCGCGCCGGCTGCACTACTACGCGCAACCGTTCTGGGATCATCGCCGGGAGCCAGCCCAGCGATACGAGTTCGTGTGCGCTGTGGACGCAGAAGAAGGCGGCGAGATCCTCGCCCGCTCAGCCGATGGAGTGCTGGTCTATCAGCAATGGGCGGACACCGACCTGGACCTGTTCGGAGAGGTCGAGGTGCTGGCCCAGCATGGGTCTGTACCGCGCGCAGCAACCGGGATCGATCCTGATGGCCGCGACCCTTGGCTCGACGACACCGCCTACTTCAAGATCGACTGCAGCGCCGGCGGCGACACCTGGACCCAGATAGATCCGTTGGCCGAAGGTGACGAACTGGCCGACGAAGAGGCCGCCTGACGTCACTCGACTTTTACGAACGTCGTGATATGTCGTCGCTATCGCTCGACGGAGGGTCGAGCGGACTATCGATCCTGGGGGGATCACATGAAGAAGACCGCAATCGCGGCCACGCTGTGCGCTGGCCTTGCCCTGACCGCCTGCACCACGACCGAGAAGGTCAGCGTCATGCAGCCCGGCGACCGCGCCATGACCTGCACGCAGCTCAAGGAAGAGTTCAATCGCCTCGACGCCATCAAGCGCGACGCCGACAGCGACAAGGGCGTGAACGGCGCCAACGTCGCTGCGGTTCTGCTGTTCTGGCCCGCCGCCGCCGGCAACTACCTGAACGCCCGCGACGCACAGCAACTGGTTGAACAGCGCCGCACGCACCTGATGACGTTCTACAACGACAAGCAGTGCGACAACCCGGCCAACGCCAACCTGACGATCCAGGTCCCGAGCTTCCTGCTGGAGCCGATCGCTCGCGGCGAGTGATCTTCATGCATTGAAGACGGAAACGGCGGCTCCATCGGGCCGCCGTTTTCAATTGAGCCTGACAGCAAAAACCCCGCCCTTTCGGACGGGGTTCGATGTGCTCAATGAGCTGGGCTTCAGCTTCCTGTGCCGAATCCACCGGGCCCGCCTGCCCCGGCAGCGCCTTCGCCGCCCGACGCCGGCGCCGGATCTTCCTGACCTGGCTGGCGCTGAGCCTGCTCTCGAAGATGCTCCCGCTGCTGCGGGTTCTCGTCCGGTTGCGGCGTCGTGGTTTCCAGATCCTGTTCGCGATCGTGGTTCGGTTGGACGTCGGTCATGTCGCTTCTCCCTTTTGGTTACGGGAGATGAAGCAGCTGCGGAAACGGGCGTTCCTACGGCTGAGCTACACGATAATGTTGAGCGACTTTAGGGAACTGCGAGGTCATCCAAGCCCTCAGACGGGCCGTATCGGCAACAGGCTCAGGACTTGGTCCGAAGCCAGTTCCCGACCGCATTATCCGAGTTCCGCTTCACAATGACCCGTCCCTCCCGACTATCGGAGCTTCGCCAGCTTCAGCGCAGCGCCGAGAACATGGCCAGGCTTTCACCCTTCAAGGCAGATCGCGAGAGGTTCGGCGGGATCGCCGACAAGTATCGGGAGGAGGCGGACACGCTGGAGCGGGAGGGAAAAACCCCGCCCGCTGCGGGGCGTGACGAAGCGGGGACTTAGCCCGCAACAGCCTCGCTAAGGCGGTAGCAGGTCGTGAATTTGTCCGTCCCCGGAACCTGTTCAATCACGCCCTTCTTCATCATCTTCTGGAAGATGCGCTTCATGACGTAGTCGGCTTTGATGTGGGTTATCTCGCGCGCTTGTGCGTTCTTGATAGTCCCATTTTCGACAAGAAAGTCGATGATCGCTTCCTCAGGACCGGCCAGTGGCTCGTGCCTGATGGTCACCAGGAAGCTATTTTCTGTTTGATTTAGCAGCGGCCGCTTAAGGCCAACCTCGTACATTTTTCGGAATGCGGTATTTAGCCCCTCTCCGACATCCTTGTTCGGCGGGTCAGGGAATTTGTTCAACATCCGGACGATGGCGCCGTTGCGATGCGCTCTTTCTCGAAGGACATTTTCCAGGGTCACGTGGGCTGCAAGCCGACCCGGACTTTGCACTTCAATTCGGTTGTCGAAAATTCTGATGTGGACGTCGTCGGCGATACTATAATCGCGGTGGATTATGGCGTTGGTCACGATCTCATGGATCGTCTCCAGGGGATATTTGATGGCTTCTAGGCCAGCATCACCAAGTCGAGGGATCTTCTCGACATGATGGATAGTTCGAGCCACCGCCACTTTGATCTGATCGTAAAGAGGCCCCTCAATGGTTTCCGGCGTGAAAGCTAGCGCCTCCCGAAAACCCTCAGCCTCGCTGGTCTTATAACGGTAGACCTTTACACCGCACCGTTTTGGAAGGTGGGCCTGAGGGACATCGCCAAACAGCAGAAGGCCGGCGACGGTGGGGCGATATTCTCTGATGAGGGCCTGCTTCTTAAGCCAAGAAGCCACACTGGTTTGAGGAACCACGTGCCGTATGAACAGCTTGGCGGTTTCGGACTCCGTAACCACATCTAGGTCTACATTGACGAGTTCGGTCTCATAGGTCGCAACACCCTTCGAGTACTCTAAGCGCCGCAGGAGCTCGGGAGTGTTTTGCGCTATGGATTGAGCCCCTCTGCGAAGATAGGCCGTCCCGTTGGCTGCATATGTGACGCGGTCAGTCTTATTGACGATCGCCTTGAGGACCAGGCCCGGCAGGCCTTCGCACGCCAAAAAGGAGTAGTTGAAGTAGGTCCCGAGTGGGAACGCTTGTTCGAACGCTTGGATATGGCCATTTGCGGCTTCGGGGTTCGCGAAGCCATCCCAGTAGCGCGTTCTAGCGGCGGTTTCGGCAACCCCTACGTACAGCTCTCCGCCATCAGCGTTTGCGAATGCTGAGATCGTTCGCATCAGCTTCGCGGGCGCCACCTCGCGCCCTTTCAGTTCGTAGGTCTGAGCTTCATCCAAAGCCAAAATTGTCTGGGCTTCGTCCTGGCTAATTTTTTCGGCATCGATCGCCGCATATTTGGGCCGAAGTGTTCGAACAACTTCTGCCCCTTTTTGTTCGAACACTCTCTTTCCAGGATGTTCGAACAAGTCTGGCTGCTTAGCCATATCACCCCTCCCCCGAGGTTATCCGCCATGCGCGGCTGCTCGCCGCCGCTTGATCAAACGCCATACTAGATACGCAGCGCAGTTCGCTGCGAAGACCCACCCAAGCCATGGCATCCCGGAGCGCTCAGCCCACATGGCGATCAGACTGATCGCCAGGCCCACCGCAGCGGCGCCCACGGCCGCCATCAACCTCACCCGCCACGACGCCTTCAGGAACGACAGCATGGCGATAGCGAATATCGCGGGCTGGGCCGCCAGCTTCCAGAGTTCGGCTTCGGTCACCCCGCCACCGCCACGATGACCATCACGATCCCCAGCAGGACAACCAGCCCGATGATCACGGCGACCGCCACATTGCCCTGCGCACGAAGCCACTGCTTGTCGGCGTCGAGATCCACGTAGAACAACCCGTCCCCGGCAGGGATCAGCACCTTCTGCTTGATCAGGGCGTCCACAATGGAGCGAGAACTCTTGGCCGGCAGCGGCACGGCAGCCTCAGGATTTAGCGCCCCAGCCTTCTGGAAATGCTCAATGACCTTGCTGCGAGCCAAGGTCGCGATGATCGCGGCGTTGGCGCCGGCGCTGGCGGCTATGTTCATTTGCCCCTCCCCCGAGGTTCAGCCTTCCGGCTGGGTTATCCGCCAGTGCCGGTTCGACCGGCCCAGGACTCCGCCATATTGAGAACCGCCTGTTGTCCCGCTTCGTCTAAGCGCGAGATGACCGAGTTGAGGCGCTCCACCTGCTCATTCAGGTTGAACGGGTTCACATCAATCAGGCGGCCGCCAGTCGTTCCGACAACACCCGCAACTTGCTCAATGAGGTCGCGGTTGAATCGAGTCGCCGGTCGCCCCGTGCGCACGGCGCCTGTTTCCAAGTCCGAAATGTAACCCTTCGACCTTCCCAGCTCGGCCGCGAGATCTTCAAGGGTGAGCCCAGCATAGTCGCGCCAGGCCGCCAAATACCAGCCGCTCCTAGAGCGATAGTCCTCATAGACCTCTGCGGGGCGCGACTTCCGGGGCTTGGTGTTCATGTTCGGAGTATGCAAACACGGTGCCGAGCCGTCAGTCTGCATATGCCGAACATCCGCCTTGCTGAAATGTTCGGCATATGCAAACATTCGCGTATGGACATCACCGCCCTTCGCAAAGAACTCGGCCTGTCGCAGGAAGCCTTCGCGGTTCGCGTCGGCCTCAAGAGCAAGGGTCATGTCAGCACGCTTGAACGTACGGGCGCCGCCAGCGTGCGGGTCGCGCTCTCAATCGAACGCCTGTCCGGCGGCCGGATCAAAGCTGCAGACCTGAACCCTGATATCGCCCTCGTCGAGCGTTTCCGTTCCGAGGCCGCTAACGACGACCAGCGCCCTTCTGAGGCCGCCTGACATGGCCGCCCCATCACCCGCCGCACCCGCCCTGGTCATCGAGCACTACGTCGAGCTGATGACCGCCCGCGCCACCTACATGGCCCTGGTCGATATGGACCGGGCGGCCAAGGAAGGTCGCCACGCGGAGGTGTTGCACCTTCTTGGCGGGCTGGCGCTGGCTGCGTCGAAGATCCTCCCGGAACTCGAGCAGGTCATAGCCGCCGAGGCTCAGACCGCACAGGCGCGTCACCTCACGCAGCGGACGCTCGCCCCCTTCTTCGGCGGCAAGCCCGCTGAACATCCGCACGCCGCGAACGACCAATCGCCTTCTCCTCAACAGCCTGGGCCTGATGTCGCCTGAGGGCGGCTGACGGTCATCCGGAAACCCCGTCGGAACATCCGCAGTCCATGAACAAGATCAGCCACCGAGAACACGCCCGGCTCGCCGCCGACCTGATCGACGCTTGCGGCGGTCTGGAGGAAGCGGCGCGCGCCTGCCGGGTCCGCAAGTCGGCCCTGTCGAGCTACCAGACCCCGCACGATCCCTCGACCATGCCCGCTGACGTCATGGCGGACCTCGAGCGCCACTGCGGCAAGGCGATCTACAGCACCGTCCTGTTCGACGCCTGCCGCCCGTCGCCGGTGACCGGCTGCCTGAAGGAGCTGGCCTTCGACCTCGCTCAGGAGAGCATGGACGTCGTCGCCGCTGTTCGTGAGGCCCTGGCCGACGGCCGCCTGTCCAACAACGATCTCGACGCCATCGCTGCGGCCGAACGTGACGCCGAGGAGGCCCTTGAGCGGGTCCGTGGCGTCCGGCGCGCCATCGAGGCCGCCAGCCCTACCCCGCTTCGCGCGGCGTGACCGAACGGGACTGACCGCCCCGTTTGAGCGGTCGTGATGGAGGGCCAGATGGCCAAGAAGCTGACGAGTGAAGGGGCCGATCCCAAGTCGATCCCGAACCGCGACGAAGAAGCCGTCTTCCTGTCGCACCTGAACAAGCTGCGCGTTCAGGACAACAAATGCGCCATAGCCAAGGCCGCGCTGGATGCTGAACGCTCGGTCCTGAACGACCTCTTCGCTGAGGCCAAGAAGGACAAGTTTACGCGGAAGGAACTGCGAGCAATCCTTGATGACGGAGCCGCCAGCCGCCGCGACCTGACCGCCGAGGAAGAGCGCCGGGCACAGTTGCGTACCTGGGCAGGACTCCCCGCCGGCACCCAGGCCGATCTGTTCGCCCTGCCCTCACCGGCTCGCGATGAGATCGACGCAGAGGCCACGGGCTATTCGATGGGCCTGCGCGGCGAAGACCCGGTCATGCCGGACGTCATCTCGCCGAACTATCAGCAGGCCTTCTTGAAGGGCTGGCACACGGCACAGGAGAAGCTGGTCCTGGCTCTGGGCGCCGCCCCGGCCAATGACGACACAGACCTGACCGACGCCGAAGTCAAAGGCGCCGCCTGATGATCCTGGCGCTCGACCTCGCGACCCAGACGGGCACCTGCGTCGGCAACCCCGACGCGCGCCCCGTGCTGGATCACTTCCGCCTGCCGTCCACCGGCACGGATGTCGGCCTGTTCCTCTCGGCATGGGAGGACTGGCTGCGTCCGCAGGTTCGCGAGGTCGGGCCCAGCCTGATCGTGTTCGAAGCCCCCATTCTGGCGGGCCAGACCCAGATCGCGACGACCCGGAAGCTGCAAGGCATGGCCGGCGTCACTGAGATGGTCGCGCACCGCGCCGGCATCGAGTGCGCCGAGGTCGCCACGTCTCAGGTCAAGAAGGCGCTGACCGGCTCCGGCAAGGCCGACAAGGCCCAGATGATCGCCGCGGCCAAGGCATACGGCTTCGATCCCAAAACCTCGGACGAGGCCGATGCCTTTGGCATCTGGCTCTGCGCCGTCCGTCTTCGTCATCCCTCCCAGGCTTGGCGCTGGGAACCCCTGACCGCTGCGAGGACCGCATGACCAACCACCACGGCAATAACACCGAATGGCCCCAGCATCAGGTCGAGACCCTGAGGAAGATGTGGGCCGAGGGCAAAACCGGCACCGAGATATCCAACCGGCTCGGCGACAAGTCGCGCGCCGCGGTGATCGGCAAGGCGAGCCGCTTGGGCCTGAAGCCGCGTACGGCGCCGGTGAACTTCCAGACTCACACCGCGACGGCCCAGGCCAAGCGGACACCAAAGGCACCGGAGGTGAAGCGCGACCGCTCCACCGGCGCCATCGTCCAGAACGTCGCCGCGCGCACGCCGCCAAAGCCAGGCCAGCAGAACCGGCCCGCCGTGGCGTTCGGCAACATCGAGGTCGTGAACGCGGCTGAGACCGAGAAGCGCCGCGCCGCTCAGCAAGCCCACGGTGCCAAGATCGTCGAGGAGTTCGCCGTCCCGGCCAACGATACCGCCATTCCCCTGATGGAGCGTGGCCGATATCAGTGCGCCTGGCCCGTCGGCGAGCCAGAACGCCCGGCCCAGCAGATGTGCTGCGGTCTGCCAGTGCAGGAAGGCGTCGGCGCCGCCCTCGAAAGCTACTGCGGCGCCCACCAGCAGCGTGCGGCCAGCGCCTATCAGCCCGTCCGGCGCGAAATCAAAGCCCCGGCTGAGTACCGCCGCGCCGCGACCAAGCCTGCGCCGTCCTCCATCTGGGACGAGGCCAGGGTCGCATGAAGACGGATCGCGCCATCACCGCCATGCGTGAGCGGGCCGCCAACATCGAGATCGAGCGTGCCCGCCTGTCCGGCGCGATGCGCGCGATCCGCGACATGGGCGGCATCGACGCCGTCCGCACCATCGCCGCCAGCGAGATCGAGAAGCTGACCATGAGCGCCAACGACAACGGGAGCTGGATCGGCTGATGACCCCTCAACAGAACGCCTGCCTCATCGCCATCCGCGAACTGACCGTCGACGGGGTTTCGCCCTCGCTGGAAGAGCTCCAGTTGCACATGGGGCTGTCCTCGAAGTCTCTCGTCCACCGCCTGATCACCGCCCTCGTCGAAGAGGGCGTGGTTCGACGCACACCAGGCCGCGCTCGAAACATCGAGGTCGTGGAGCGTTTCGGCGCCGCCATCTCTGATGCGCGGATCGCCTCCATGTCGATTGAGGCTCTGGAAAGCGCTGCGACTCGGATTGGCGCAGCCCTGGCCCATCGTACCGCCTTGTCGCAGGCCATGCGCGAGGGAGCCGGAGCGTGACCAACGGAAAAGAGCGCTACCTCGTCGAGCGTATCGACCGCCGCCGGGAGCATGTGTCCGTCAAGCAGGCGCGCACGGCCCGCAGCCTGTTCCTGAGGATGCAGGCCCGCCGCTTGGTGTCGGGCCAGATGCAAGACATCACCGATCCGAAAGAGCAGGCGGAGTTTCTCGGCCACCTGATCGACATCGCTGCCGAGTTCCGCTGGCCCATCATTGGCCGCGTCGAGACCGCTACCGGCCTGAATGCGACCGCCGCCGATGTCTGCTCCGTTTTCAAGCTGGGGCGCGTCGTCGCCGCGGCTGAAGCCGAGCGCCTGTTCTCCAAGATGAAGCCGGCCAACGATGAGGGCGGCCATGAATAGGAAGGACCTCGTCGCGCTGGAGCTCCACTACGCCGGGATGCTGCGCCGGGAGGCGAAGTCCCGCGCCAAGCGCTATCCGGCCATCGCCGACCAGTTGACCAAATGGGCCGACGCGGCCGTTTCTCGTGCCGAAACAGTGCGCTGCGGGCCGCTTTTTGCAGGCGGTGACAAATGATGGACCCACGCGACGAGGGCCCGGCACTCCCGCTGAACCTGGAGGCTGAACAAGCCGTCCTCGGCCAGCTCATGTTCGACAACGAGGTCCACCGCCAGTTCCACGACCTGATCACGGACGAGGACTTCAGCGAGCCTTTCCACCAGCGCCTGTACCTGGCCATCGCCACCGCGATCAGCGCGGGCAAGCTCGCCGAGCCGACGACATTGCAGGGCGGCTTCCGCGAGGACCCCGCCTTCGACGAGTTTGGCGGCTTCGGCTATCTCTTCGATCTAGTCGACCGGGCCCCGCCGGCGGCCAACGCTCGCGCCTATGCCGAGCAGATCGCCGACACCGCCGTCCGGCGCCGCCTGATCAAGATGGCTGCCGAGGCAATGCAGGCCGCCCGCAACCCGGAGCAGACCGGCTATCACGCCGTCGCGGAGGCGCGCGCCACCCTAGAAGCCGCTGAGCGGGGCGCCGCGCCGGAAGACGCGATGTTCGTCAACGCCCACGACGCCGCTCAGGCCCGCATGGATCGCCTGGAACTAGAGGTCGCCACCGGCAAGCCCAAGGGCGTCCAGACCGGCCTCTCGTCGATCGACAAGCGTCTCGGGGGTCTGATGCCTGGTTCGGTGATCGTGATGGCCGGGCGCCCTGGCATGGGCAAGACGGCTCTCCTCGGCAACGTCCTCTACAACGCCGCCACGCGGAACCCGTCGCGGCTGTTCGCCGGCTTCTCGCTGGAGATGGACACCGACCAGTTGAACGACCGCGCCCTGTCGCGCCTGACGGCTGGTCACGACCAACCCGTCAGCTTCTCCGACATCGCCAAGGTGGCGCCGCTGACGTCCTTCGACCTTCAGGTGCTGCATGAGGTGAAGGGCGGCATCCCTCGGAACTTGTGGCTGCGAGACCGCGCTGGCGTGTCGGTCGAGGACGTTGCCCGCGCCGTCTGGGCCATGAAGCGCCGCGGCGACCTGGCCGCCATCGGGATCGACTACCTGCAGCTGATGCGCCGCCCCGCCCTGGCCGGTCGTAACGAGGCCAGCGCCATCGCCGAGATGACCACGGCGCTGAAGACGCTCGCCCGCGAGGCCAAGATCACGATCATCCTCCTGTCCCAGCTGAACCGCTCCGTCGAAAGCCGCGACGACAAGCGCCCCATGCTGTCAGACCTGCGGGAGTCGGGCTCCATCGAGCAGGACGCAGACGCCGTCCTCTTCCCCTTCCGCGAGGTCTACTATCTCCAGAAGTCGGAGCCGAAGGCCGGGACCGAGGAGCACATGCTGTGGGAGGCAGAGGTCGCCCTCAAGCGCACGGTGATGGACGTGATCATCGCCAAGAACCGCCACGGCTCTGAGGGCGCCGAGCCCCAGGAGTACCGGGCTGAGATCGACCTCATCACTGACAGGAGCTTCGCATGAGCCTCGCCGACACCGTGCGCCGGCTGGTGGAGGCTGGCGCGACCCCTGAAGTGATCATGATCGCGGTGGAGGCCATCGAGGCTGAACGCAAGACGCTGGACGCCAATCGCGAAGCGGCGCGCGAACGCAAACGTCGTCAACGGTCACGCGACACGGACGTGACTGTCACGGGACAAGACGTGACAGAGCGTGACGCAGCCTCCCTTCCCCTCCCT